AATTTACAAGAAATGGAAAACGTAGTAACCAAAGGCGCTGCTGCATCTGAATCAATGCCAAAAGCTGGAAGCAATGCTTCTGGTGTTTCGACCCCAGGTCAAACTGGCAATTGGGAAGATCTCGGTGGTCCTACTCCAGAAAACTATAAAGCAGATGATAATTCTGCTAAACTCTCAGAACCAAAAATCGCAACTGTCAAAGACATTGTGAATAGAGGTGCAAAACCTGCTGAACCCATGCCAAAAGGTATGAAGGAAGAAGAGGAAATTGAGGGTGAAGTTGTCGAAGAGGAAGATACTACTGCATCCGAAGAAGAAGTAGTATCTGAAGAAGAGACTACTGAAGAAGAGGTCGTTGTTGAAGAAGAGGAAATTCAGGCAGAGTATGACATTGAAGAAGATGTTGAGGCACTTCTTGCTGGTGAAGAACTTTCCGAGGAATTCCAAGAAAAAGCACGCACCATTTTTGAAGCTGCTATCAAGGCAAAAGTTGCCGAAGTTCAAGAAGAACTGAAGGCACAATATGAGGCAACTCTTGAAGAGGAAGTTTCTACTATTAAGGAAGAACTGACTGATAGAGTTGATGCATATCTTGAGTATGTTGCTGAAGAGTGGATGACAGAAAATCAACTCGCAGTTGAATCAGGTCTTAAGACCGAAATGACCGAATCATTCCTTACTGGAATGAGAAGTCTTTTTGAAGAACATTATGTAACTATCCCTGAAGAGAAATATGATGTAACCGCCGCAATGGTGGAAAAATTAGATGAGATGGAAGATAAACTCAACGAGCAAATTAAGTCAAATATTGCTCTCAAACAAAGATTAGCTGAGTCGGTTGCTGATGTAATCTTCTCCGAGGTTTGTGAAGGTCTTGCACTTTCACAAAAGGACAAACTCGCTTCTCTTGCCGAAAATGTTGAGTTTGATAGTGAAGAGAACTATCGTGAGAAACTGGTAACTCTGCGTAAGTCTTACTTCTCAGAGAATACCGGAGCTCAAAGAGACGAATCAGAGACTATCTCTGAGATTTCAGAGTCTACATCACAACCAGTATCTGGTTTAATGGAATCGTATCTGAGCACTCTGACTAGAGTTTCGCAAAAGTGATTTTTAAATTATAAGTCAAACTAAAATTTTTAACAAGGTAAATTCAAATGCAAGGTTTCAATGCTGAACACCTTCAGGAGAAGTGGGCACCTATCCTCAACCATGAGGGTCTCGGAGGCATCAATGATGCTCATAAGAGAATGGTTACCGCAGTTCTTCTGGAGAACCAAGAAAAAATGATCAGAGAGGAAAGAGAATTCCTTTCTGAAGCACCTACCAACTCCACCGGAGCTGGCATCGATAACTTCGATCCCGTTCTGATCTCATTGATCAGACGCGCAATGCCTAACCTGGTCGCATATGACCTCGCAGGTGTTCAACCGATGAACGGTCCTACTGGACTGATCTTCGCAATGCGTTCCCGCTTCACGAATCAAAGTGGTGCAGAAGCACTCTTCGACGAAGCAGATACTGGATTCTCTAACAGTGGAATCGGAAGTGCTACTCCATATGTTGCTAATCAGGAAGCAAACGTTGGTTTAGGAATTACTGGTTTACAATCTGCTGGAAGTAATCCTTCCAATCCAGGTCTTCTGAGTCCAACTGCTCAAACCCAAGGTGCTTATGGCGTTGGTCAGGGCATGGATACTGCATTCTCCGAGGATCTTGGAGATGGTCAGGCATTCAACGAGATGGCATTCTCGATTGAGAAAGTCACTGTTACTGCTAAGTCCCGTGCTCTGAAAGCAGAGTATTCTCTGGAACTGGCACAAGACCTCAAAGCAATCCACGGTTTGAATGCTGAGGCAGAACTTGCCAACATTCTCTCCACTGAAATCCTTGCGGAAATCAACAGAGAAGTCATCAGAACCATCTATAAGGTTGCAGAACCCGGTGCTCAGGCAAACGTTGCAACTCAAGGTACTTTTGACCTTGATGTTGACTCCAACGGTCGTTGGTCTGTTGAGAAGTTCAAAGGTCTTATTTTCCAAATCGAGAGAGATGCGAACGCAATCGCACAAAGAACTCGTAGAGGAAAGGGCAACATGATTCTGTGTTCCGCAGATGTTGCTTCCGCACTAACCATGGCTGGTGTACTTGATTACACCCCTGCACTCAATGCAAACCTGAACGTTGATGACACTGGTAACACCTTCGCAGGTGTTCTTGCTGGTAAGTATAAGGTCTATATTGATCCTTATTCTGCAAACGTTTCTGCTGATCAGTACTATGTTGCTGGTTATAAGGGTTCTTCACCTTATGACGCAGGTCTGTTCTATTGCCCTTACGTTCCTCTTCAGATGGTTCGTGCAGTTGGAGAGAACACCTTCCAGCCCAAGATCGGATTCAAGACTCGTTACGGTATTGTTTCCAACCCATTTGCTGATGGTGCAAGAACTGGAGAAGTTAACGACTCCGGTAGACTCCAAACTAACAACAACCGTTACTACAGAAGAGTCAA